AGAATATACAGTTCCACACCTCAAAGACCAGGGAGAGGCCTGGGGAGAAGTGCAGAAAGCCATTAGCCAGTATGGATATTATAGGCAGGAAGAAGCACTGGAAAGCCTGACGCCGATAGTCCGAGAAGCGGTAAAACGGCTTGGCTTCCGGGAGATATGTCTTGATGAGAACCAGGATGCTGTCCGAGCACACTTCTTCAAGATATATTCAAGCCTGATCGAGCGCAAGACGAACGATGCAAAGCTTCCTCCGAGTATTCTGGAAGCGAAAAATAAATATATTGCACAGCTTACCACACAAGAAAATGTGGCAATAGAACAACAGCACCGGGAACAGATAGCAGAAGAACCAGAACGTGCGACACCAGAGTATATAGATATGTTGATGCGGGAACACGGGTTCAAGAGGTGACAGCATGGAGCAGATAGAGAAAATACAGGGAACGGAGAAAGAGTTCATAAAAGTCTTTCAAGAGCTGTGTTACAGCCGGAGTTCATGGCAGGTGTGGGCCGATCTGATGGCGGCAATGGCTTGCACACTGGCAAATTCAGTAGACAAAACATTACCTCGGCATACTGCGAGAGAAAAAGAGTATGCAGAGTGTATTGACCGCCTTGGAGGAGTGGAGAAGCCGGCCAAATGCTTTGCGATTGTAGTTGAAGCACTGGAACGCAATCCGGATCAGGACTTTCTTGGAAAACTGTACATGAGTCTTGAGCTGGGGAATCACTGGAAGGGGCAGTTCTTTACACCATACAATGTCTGCGAATGTATGGCCGGCATAACAATTAATGACAATATGCAGACGTTGGAAAAGCAGGAATGGATATCTGTCAATGATCCGGCATGCGGAGCAGGAGCAACACTTATAGCAGCGGCAAACATATTCCACAGAAAAAAGATAAATTACCAGACACAGGTCTTATTCACGGCTAATGACGTAGACCGGGTTGTTGCCCAGATGTGTTACATACAGCTTTCGCTTCTTGGATGCCCCGGCTGGGTGGCTGTTGCGAATACAATATCCAATCCGGTATGTGGAGATCCGCTGATGCCCGACGAAAGACCTGGACAGGAATTCTGGTACACACCATTTTATTTCAGGGAAGAATGGAACTATAGACGGCAGATTCAGATCTTTAAAGAAATACGCGGTTCATGGATAATTCCGATTGGAGAACACAATCCTGGAAAGATTACTTTTTATTTTGATTTCGAGAAAGGAGAGTACAAATGTCAGAACAGTTAAAACAGGAACTTGAAGCTGATACTGACCGTTTGGAGACGGAAACGGTTGCAGACAGTGAAACAATAGGGGAACAGGAAGAGAAACCGACAGAGGGAAAAGTAGAGGCCCAGGAAGACGATGAATCAAAGGAAGAGGATACAGTTCCAATGGGAAAAGCCTCTCTTGCTGATATTGTTTCCGGGATTCCGGCTCCGACAAAAGAAGAAGTTGAAGCGGCAGAAGCTGAAAATGCAAAGCCAGTAAAGCAGAAAGCTAGAGAAAAACTGGAAGCAGAAAAGAAAAAAGCAACTCAGAAGAACTTTGCGGATCCGGTCATTACTTACCTGATGAAAAGATGCGAAGAAGATCAGGGGCTTGCTGAAGATGTGATGCAGGAGGGAAAGACCTGGAACAAGTGCTTTGGTTATATCGTTGAACAGGCCAGGAAGCAGTCGAATGGCAGATCCACTGCAGTTGAAGACCAGGTTGTATATGAATGGGCAGAGGATTATTACCACAAATATGAAAAACCGGAACCTGTTAAAAAGGAAAAAGGTAAAAAGCCTGTGATAACAAAAAAGCCGGTTACACCAACAAAAACTACCGAAAAAATCACAGATAATGAGAAAAAATCACAGGAAACAAAAGATAAACCTCAGATTTCTGAAAAGCCAGTGAAAAAAGATGCTGCTTCCAAGCAGCGGAAAACTGAAAAAACCAGTACCAAAAGCAGCGAACTGTCTGGCCAGATGTCATTGTTTGATCTTCTGTAGGAGGCTGTCGCATGGAAAAGAGAAAATTGGCGAAGATTCCGAGAGAGGAAGCCTCTGAAGAAATGGTCAGGTTTGCGGAAAGAGCTGCGGGAACGCATATTGTTACAACCAGAGATATAGAAAAAGACCTTTTAATGGTGACATTCTATCCCATTGGCAAATTGAAGAAAGGAGAAAAGAGCGCTCAGTTAAGAACATTTTTCTCCAAGAATGATTACATATCACAGGATCTGACCTCTGAAAGAGTGAAATGGCTGACTGCAGCTTTTGATCGGATGGAATGTATTCACCTGTATGAATATCACTGGGATAGAGATAAGGGGAACAGATATACCCCGAACATGTTTTTCTGGACGGATGCAGACATTGATCGTATGCGCAGCTTTTTCAAGGAATGGAGCACAGAGAAAGATGCAAGAGACTGGACAGCTGTGACACGCTTTCAGGATATGGTCAAACAAAAACGTCTTGATGAAAGACATGCCAAAGAAACCAATCCAATTGATGTGCTTATGGAAACGGTCAAAGAAATCCCTGATGAATTTAAAAACTGGGT